GTTAGAAGAAGACATCCTAATTTCTTATTCTTTATTAATATGTTTCATTTAATTGAAGATAACGTATCAAAAATTGAAAATAGTCTTTTAGGAGCAAAACATTTTGCTCAATCTATTTTTTCACAATGGTTTAATGTTGTTATTTTAATATTAGTTATTTGTTCATTTGGATATTTTTTATGGTCTAAAAAAGATACTGAACCAAAACAAGAATTAACAAAGATTCCATTTGAACCAAGAACATGGAATAATGCCGTAAAAAATGTTCCTATAGTAGATTATGGACAAACTCCTCAAATTGAAATTGGACATGGTATACAAGGATATTCCCTTAAAGGAAGCGAAGCAACTTTTTAGCGAGTTAAAATCTCAAGAACCCAAAGAAGATAATTATATACCTAAAATTAAAAAGAAAGTTAAAATAACTATTCCTGCTCCAAAATAAATGAGTTCAGCAAGATATACAGCAAAATTAAGAGTTATAGCAGAATCACAAGATAAAAAGGTTCAAATAACGAATAGACAAGGATCATTAAATAAACTTGTTTCAGCCGTTGGTTGTAGTCCAAATTATCAACAAATAATTTATATACCAATTTGTGGATGTTCTGGTAGAAAATTTAATACATAATAATAATGTTATCGATAAAGTGGATTTTTGTAGGTGTTCTTACTGGATTTTTAATTGTTTCTGTTTTTATTCCTCCTGCACGTAAGGATATGCACTTACCTACGCCAGGTGATAAAGATACTTATTTTACTGGTAAAGGATGTGTTAAATTTAAAACAGAAGAAGTTCCTTGTACAAAAGAAGCGACCTCTCTTAATTTAGTCGCATCTGAAAATAAATGATACTTGTAAAAATTATTAAGGTTCTTAAAGATGAAAAAAATATACCTTTCTTTTCATTTTTTATAGGATTGGGTGTAGTTGTTATGTTATTTCATAAACCGTTTGTAACAAAAACTACATTGTCTATGCCTTTAGGTGAAGTTCAAAAGCAAATAGTTAAGATTGATAATAAATGTTTTAGATATATTGCGGAAGATGTTCGATGTTAAATACTATAAGATAAATAAAGATGGACGGTGCAACTGATTTAAGTGAACTTCTTGGAAATGCTCCAGTTCAATCTCCTTCATTTGCACCGATGGTTACAGGCGGAGGAGATCCTTTTATTGCCCCTGTTGTAAATAATCATAAACCTGCTGCCACCTTACAAAGTAATTCTCATATGTTTCATACAGCTAAAATGGCAGTAAAAAATTTTATGGGTTATTTAGGATTTTTTCTTGCAGCAATCTTAATTTCTCTTTCTACTCCTCGTTCTCTAATTTTACAATACATTCCCAATACTTTTAATTCGGCAGGCTCACCTACTTATATGGGAGCAGCTATTCTAGGTGGTGTTGCGGTATTTTTAGCGTATATAATTGGAACACTCGGAAGTGCTTTGTTTTGATTCTTCAGTTGAATAAACAACTTTTAAAAGTCCCCAAGTTTTCATACATTTTATAAGAAACTTTTCACAATCAGCACAAGGTTTTGAATTACGATATTCACCTTGTCTGTTAACTCGAACTACTTCTAATGTACATCCATGTAGTTGTGAAAGATCCCCAAGAAGTTTCACAACTGCACGTTCGGCATGTAATGAATAATCCGACCATCCACAACCACGATCACGCGTACCAATAGTATTGCGAGCAGTTGCGATTACCTTTCCACGCCGTCGAATTGTCGCCCAATGTAGTTGAGTATTGTGAAAATCTTTACGCTCCATAATACAAGTTTAAAAACGGATAAAGAATTCGTTTTTCAATAATAGAATATGTGGGACGAACATAGACGACCTAGTGATTATAAGACAGATCCAATAGTAAGGATTCATCCAAGAATTATAGTTGGAGCAGGAAATCAATTAACTGTTGAAAATATGGAAAAGTATGATATTCAATATGTCGTGAATTGTGCATTTGATGAATTTTCACCTTCATGGTTTAGAATTATTTATCCATATAATTATTGCTGTATTGAAGCTTACGATAATGAAAATTCAGATATTACAGATTGGTATAAATTATTTGAAACATATATGAACACATATATGCAGGAACATAATGGAACAATCTTTGTTCATTGTCAATTAGGAATGAATCGTAGCGCTTTTCTTTCTTTGATGTATGTATGTTTGAAATTTGATTACGATCTAGAATCTACTATTAAAACGATGGTTATAAATCGTCCGTGTGTATTTATGAATATCGAATATAGAAAACAAGTTGTTACGTATATAGAAAAACATAAGAGTAATAAATAATGGCAGACCTTTCAAAAAATTCATTATGGGGAAATATAAATGCTAAATCTTCAAATGTAGATACAAATATTACAGGTCCTTCTTATAGTTATTCAGATCATATTCCTACACCTGATAGTTTAGGTGTTGGTTCAGATGGAACTTTTAGTCAATTAGGTAGAAATTCTTCTGCTATAGTTAGATATGTTGATGATTTAATTGATGGCGATCCATTAGGCAATCAATTTTTTGTTAATACTGGTGGAACATGTAATGCTCCTGATGGTTCAGTTCAACCAAGATATAATTATGTAAATAATGTTTCTTCTGGATTAATTACTGGTATTTTAGAAGATATTGGTGGATTAAATCCACTTTACTTATTTAATTCTCTTATATCTGATGGAACACCTTCATGTGAATGTTATACATGCCAAACTTCTGATGGATCGCAAAGTTATTTTTTAAATACTGATTTAACTCCTGATTTTAATACATCTTTGTGTACGAAAGTTGATCCTTCTGTATGCGCTGGCAAAGAATCTTTTACGAATAAAACTGAATCTAATTTACCTGTTTTTATTGCTTTAGGGTTATTAGGGATTTTAATAGTTTTAAGGAAGAACTAATTAAAATGGATTCTAATATTTTTAGATTAAAGAAATCTCGTGAAACTGCTCGAACTAAATCTAATGATATAGTTTCAGGAACTCTTGATTCAATTCATAAAAATATAGTTTCTTCTTTTAATAATTCTTTATGTGAAGAAGAACTATTGAAAAAACAAAAAGAAATTGAAGAAGAACTTGAAAGAATTTCATCTACAACAGAAGAAATTATTAATACTACAAAACTACAAGAAGAATTAAAATCTATTAAAAAATTACTACAAACTGAAAATCCTTTAATAGATTACTATACGCAGAATGCTGATGTATTTTTAAAATATTATGATTCCACAGAAAAACAACAAAATTTATCAATTACTCCTGCTGATCAAAATACATTTGTAAAATTCTTGAATCCACAAAATTTTATCGCACAACCAAAAATATCTAAAAAACAGTTACTTGATGAATTTACAACAAGACTTAAATTAAATTTTTCTAATGAACCTGAACAAAAATCTTTGACTACAGAGCATTGTGATAGATGTAATATTGCAAGAGAAGAATTGTCTGAAGAAGGTATTTTAGTTTGTCCTACATGTGGTTCAGAAGAAAACATGCTTGTTGTTAGTGATTATCCTAGTTTTAGAGATACACCAAAAGAAAGAAATAATTATGCTTATAAAAAAATTAATCATTTAAATGAAATTCTGAATCAATTTCAAGCTAAAGAATCTACTTTAATTCCAGATGAAGTTATGAATGAAGTTATTATGGAAGTTAAAAAACGAAGAATTGTTAATATTGCAGAATTATGTGAAAAAGATATAAGAGAGATTTTAAAGAAGCTGAATAAATCTAAATATTACGAGCATGCAGCACATATTCTTTCTCGTTTGAATGGAAATCCACCACCAACAATTACACCAGCCATTGAAGAAAAGATCAGAACTATGTTTCAAGAAATACAAGCACCGTTCTTATTATATTGTCCTGATGAAAGAACTAACTTTTTATCTTATTCTTATATACTATTCAAATTTTTTGAATTACTTGAATTAGATGAATACAAGGTATATTTTCCTTTACTAAAATCTCGTGATAGATTGATTGCTCATGACCAAATATGGAAAAAAATTTGTGATTATTTAAGATGGGAATTTATTCAGAGTGTTTAAATATATCTCTTATTATTTATAATTCTTGATATTGATGCTCGGCTAATGTTAAACTTTAAGGCTAATTCAGTTCCTTTAAGTTTATCTGGATTTTCACGAATATATTTTACATCCTCTTCATTTAATACTCGTTTTGCTTTTTTTACATTGTTAATATGTTCAGTAGTCTTTGGTTTACCCAACATATTATTTCTAAGTTTTTCTCTTGTCGAATCTTTAACTATTCTCTTACCCAACGCAACTTTGATTTTTTCTTTTGTTTCTGGCTTTGCTCTTTTACCAGTAGAGGCTTTACGTAATTTTTCTCTTGTTTCTTCAGAACAAGTATGACCCATATTTGCTAAAGATAATTTTTTTCTTGTTTCTTCAGACGGAACTCTACCTTTTCCTGCAAGTGATATTTTTTTGCGAGTTTCTTCTGATGCTTTACAATCTCTTCTTCCTTCTCCACCACTAGTCATATTATAACCAAATTTTCCAAAAGTATTAAATTCTTTTATGTATTTAGTTTCTAATTGATTCAATTCTTCTGTTTCACATTTGCAAATTATACTAAATTCAAACTTTTCTATACCGTATTTTCTCATAGCACGATAAATGTATTCATTGTGTTTTAGTTTAGTATAATTACTTTTATGGGTATTCCATCTACGATTAGGATTATCATAGAGTGTTTGACCTATATATGATTTAGCATTTACGATATTTAATATTCTATATATACAGCCCATATTTGATAATATCAAATTATAACTTAAACAATTCTGTTTTTTAATATAGTAATGCCGCCCATATCTTATCAAGACTTAATGGAAATCCACCACCAACAATTACACCAGCCATTGAAGAAAAGATTAGAACTATGTTTCAAGAAATACAAGCACCATTCTTATTATATTGTCCTGATGAGCGCACTAATTTTCTTTCTTATTCTTATATACTATTCAAATTCTTTGAATTGTTGGAATTAGATGAATACAAGGTATATTTTCCTTTACTAAAATCTCGTGATAGATTAATTGCTCATGACCAAATATGGAAAAAAATTTGTGATTATTTAAGATGGGAGTTTATTCAGAGTGTTTAATTAACTGAGTTTCACATCTTTCAGAGCAGAAGAAAATAACACTTCTTTGTTATCTACAAAATAATAAATAATACGTTCTTCTGAACCTGAAAATTCAGGATCAGTTGCGGAAGTAATTAGGGCAATATGTTTATTCGTAATAAAGATTACTTTTCCATCTAGTTTGTATTTGGAATTCTCTTCAATCTGAGAATAACTGAGGCCTTGACTTGTTTTTTCCATCTCTTGCTATACGATTACAAACGTTCATTAATTGAGAATCCGTTTTCAATTAGTTCCATTGACGAACTCTACAATCGTCCTTGTGTTTAGGATTTCGTTGTTCGGCTACTGCCTTACTCATAGAAGGATTTACGCGACTAGGAAGAGTGAATCCAAGATCAGGGATTGAACCTTTAGGACACCAAAACGTTCCACCGTTGCCTGTATGATAGTTTGATACACTTCTGAGGACATTTGCCACTGTGTTAGGATTACTTTTGCTGCTCATCTTATCTACTTAAATACAATTAAAATTTGAATCCGTTTTTTAGTTAAAACTATGTCTCATTCCAGAAATTATACATAGACAACAACAACAGAATAAAGCAGAGATAATAATAAACGTAATAAATATTTCTGTTGGACCCATTTGTTCATTAGAGGACGAAGCATTTGCTATTCCTCTAAGGTTGAATGTATTATTTAAGAACATACAACAGGTTAAAAATAATTTGTTTAATTCGTTTTTAATTGCGGAATACATATTTGTGGGTTAGTAAGTGAACTACGGCAAATACTGCAGAATGGACTAGAAGAACAGTTTGTTGAGATCCACCAGGAGGTAAAGTGAGGACGACGCCAGGTAATAGAAGATAGAAAGTTAACGCAGTAACTAAAAGATACGCCCACATTTTTATATTTTATCTACGAGATTTTTTTCTATGCGTTCGTTTTCTTTTTCCACCTTTTTCATCACATTTTGAAATTATTTGTCTTACCTCACCACTCATTTCAGTACAATAACCTGATGTTATATCTTCTGGAACGCAAAGTTTCATATCAGATTCTTTTACAAGTCCATAAAATCTAGTATAATATCTTTCTAATTTTTCTTGTTCAGATTGTCTTAATTTATCAAGATTATCAAATTCTTTCTCACCTGGTTTTCCAGTTGTTAATATTCTTAATATTCTTTCTCTTTCACCCTCTTTAATAAGAGTTCGTCCATATTCTGAAACTGCTGTTAATTTTACTTGTGTTTCATCTTTTAAAAATTGTAAATTAAAACAAAAATTATTGTATTTTAATAAAATAGAGTCTTTATTATCGAAAGGAGTGCTTGGAAATATGTTTTTAAATCCTTCATCGCCTTTATATTTGTTAAAATCTTTAAGTGTCTTACACAACATTTTTCTACCTAATCCTTTCGTATGTGGATTACATTTGACTGTATCACCTATTATAAAAAGTTCTTTTTTCTCAGGGTTTGAAATAGGATTTTTAAGAACTAATATTATTTTTAAATTACATTCAAAATGTTCACTTAAAAAATTATTTTTTTGATAGTCTTCTATTAATTCTTCTGCAAAAAAATCTGATTTAAGACTTTTATTTCCAAACAAATATACTTGTTTTGTTGTTACATCTTTAGTTAATACTTTTCCTTTTTTTAATCCATAACAAACTTCAACTGATAATCCAGATTCTTTTTCATTATCAACTATTTGATCTTCTAAATTATCTCTAATTAAGATTACAAAATCATTAGACTCTACTAATGGAGGTGGTGGTAATAGTGGTAATGGTGGTTCCATTGCCACTGCTACTGAAGATTTAGTTTGTGTATTTCCCATTATTAATCTAACTCTAATAATTCTTCTTGAGAATATGTGCCTTGTGTTCTATATTTATAAATTCCGAAATAACAACATATACTTATGAGTATAAATATTACACAAGTTGTAACTAATGTAGTTATATCTTTATCCATTATTTAGATGTAGGTGTTTGTCCGTAAACTTTTCCTCTTTCACATCCACCAGGAGGACAATTAGGAACACAATTATCAACACTAGCATTCGTAGGAAGATGGGATACAGGGCATCCAGCACCATGATTTCCAAATTTTTCACGAATCTGGGTCCAATAATACCACATTACTAATGAGGACGCACCTGCGAATAATAGAGAATGAACGACTAAAGAAGTTCTAAATGATGATTTAGGAGGAAGTCTTAGTAATACACCAGGAACAAACGCATAAAATAATACTGCAGATAAAAGAAAACTTACAACATCCATTTATATTTACATAAACTTTTTCTTTGTTTGATTCTTCTTAGAAGTTTTAGTTTTTCCACGATTACGCATAGTAACTTTTCTTTTACGACCTCCTTTATCCATAATACAGGACATTCTTATAACTCACGTTGATTATTTTTACCTGGACATGATGAACATCCTTTTCCATCAGAAACTTTTATTTTAGCGTAATTTGTTACAATAAACATTATAATAGCTAGCGCACCTAAACCAATCCATAACCAATCCATTTTATTTTATTAGTAAGAGTTTTCATATTAGGAACTTTACATATGTAATGGGTATACCTTTTTATTTTGCTACATTAATTAAAACACATGGAGGAATAGTAAGATCTTTAAAGGGAAAACATCAAACTGATATTTTATGTTTTGATTTTAACTGTTTAATTCATAGATACTTAGATGAAAACAATCCGATTGAGTCTATCTTAAAAGCATTTCAAATGATTTTAAATGATTATTGTCAAGCAAAAATTATTTATGTTGCATTTGATGGATTAGTTCCATATGCTAAAATAGTTCAACAACGTTATCGTCGTATGTGTGAAAAAGAAGTTTCTGGGAATTTTGATAGAAATCAAATATCTCCAGGGACACCTTATATGCTTGAATTAGAACAATTTATGAAATCAAGATTTCCACAAGTAATTATATCAGGAACACAAGAACCAGGTGAAGGTGAACATAAAATTATTCAATTTCTTCAACATTCTCAAAAAAATAAAACAATAACTATTTATGGATTGGATGCTGATTTAATTTTAATTTGTCTTCAACATCATAAATTATCATTAGAGAATGGTATGTTTTTACTCAGAGAAAGTTCAGAAATGGGAGAAAAAGAAGAATTTGCTATTATGGATATATGGAAATTATTTGCAAAATTACCCATGGATATTTATCAATATATTGCTTTGTCTATAATGTGTTTTGGTAATGATTTTATGCCTAGTCTAGGTATTTTTTCATTAAGAGAAGATGGATATAATCGTGCGTTACAATTTTATGAAAAATCTAAAAAACCAAATCTTTTGACAAATGAAGGAAGAAAGGTTTTTTTGAACTATGTTGCTTTGGAAGAACAAAGAATTTTAAAAGAAAGAATTTTATTACGTAAACGCCCAGAAGAAAAATATATTCTTGGAAAAGATAATCTTTTCAATAAAAGATATTATTTACATATTTTAGATGGTGTAATAAATTCGGAAAAGGTAGTTGAAGCGTATTGGAAAACATTTAGTTGGACTTTAGAATATTTCACTAAAAGTTCACCACCAAATTGGGATTGGTATTATCCTTATTCAGATGCTCCTTTAATTACAGATATTGTTAAATTTCCTCAATCTTTAATCTTAGATAGAAAACCTTTGAATTTTTCAGTAATAAATCAATTACAATTTATTTTGCCTAAATCTTCTTTAAGAAAGGCAAAAAAAGTAGTAAAGTTTCCTGATGAAACTTATACTCATACAAGAAATCCATGGATGAA